CAGGGGCAGTAGATGCCGCCAATCAAAGGGCATTTGATAACGCTATGGACACGGCTATGGACAAAGCGAGTAAAGCTGCAGCAATGAATGTATTGTACGGTGGCATGACCGCGTTGCCCGGCGGTGAAGCTACTAAAAATGAGTATACCGAATCCAAAGCAGGTCAGGATGCTATGGCAGCAGAAATCGCAGCTTTAGATAAAGATAGAATGGACTATGCCGCAGCAACAGGGACAGCACGCCAATACGGCGATAAAGCCAATCTTATAGAAGACTATAACCGTATGTTAGCCGGGGAAACACACGGTGTTAGCGGTAAATCTTTAATAGAACTAGGCATTGTTAACCCGTATGAAGGCCCAGCATTAATGGCAGCCGGGGTACAGTCGCCCGCATTTAGTAATTACGATCCGGAACTAGCCGCAACACAAGATTACAGCCCGGAAGGTATAGCGGCGCTGTTACAGCAACAAAATTACATGGGCCCCATAGGCGGGTCTATTAACCCTACGGGTGAGTCAAGTGCTCCTTTAAATATGGATGAACTACGAATAAGCGATCCGAATAGATTTAATGCTATTATGAGTGCAATGGGTCATAATCCAGACCCCAATGCCGTTGAAGTTCCCTACGTAGCTCCTATTGATTTTTCAATGGCAAGGGGAGAAGAAG